TTGGCATCAGGATAATTACCTGAATTACCGTTAACCAAACTTTGGTAGACCTGAAATTTATAAATAACATTTGTACCTATGTTGTAGGTAGTTGAGAAATTATAATTCCCTGCACCTGTGCCATTAAGAAAGTCAGTAAAATTATTGTAATTCCATACAAGTGGATATGCCAATGATTGAAGAAATATGATAAAGTTTTGCAACCTGCGATGAGGCGGCAATAACTGTATCATTTCATTATTTATATCTACTGTTGTTATCATGTTATTGTGCTACAAAAGTTAATGTATCAGTAAGTGTATGACCTGTTGTAGTTTCAGAAACAATATATCCTGCAAATGTAGAATAATTTCTTTGCAACTCTGTACTACCTGCTATCATAACCGTACCACCACCATAAGATGTAGCATCCATCCTTGCTATAACGTTATTAAAAACCATGTCATTCACCCCAGCCACAGATTGAACTGCATCAAACATTCTTGATAAAGTAACTACTCCATCAAAAGGGATACTTGCTAAATAACCATTAATCGCGGCTTTGACATTATCTCTTATTATAGCATCATATTGCCCTTGATAATAAATAGTTGCCCCAACCATTATTTTATCCGAAGCATCGCTTCTTATAACATAAGAAATTCCTGGTGCTGCTAATTGTTGTATATAGGATAATGCGGCTGATTTTTGTGATGAATTTAATGGCGCAGGGCTTCCACTTGCATTTGCAGCACATTTAATCAACAAAGAACCCGAAGCACCTGCAACCACGCTGCAATATTTTATTATTTGGTATGCTAGATTCACATTTGGATAAAATGGGGCAAATGTGGTTGTATTAAATTGGATTACCTGTGGGTCGCTAAGGTTATATTGGAATTTAAACATTTGCGCCTGAAACCAAGCAGGTGTTTGTGGCGCACCTGTTGCTATTATGGATTCTGATTCAGCAATAAAGGCATCAAAAAGCTGCTCTAGTGTAGCATCCCCAACAGATACGCAATAGGTAAGTAATTGCTTATAATCATAAGCACTCCATTGCGCAGGGTCAATAGTTATACCTACTGCCGCTGCGCTTGCTATAAGTTGATTTATAATTTGCTGCTGTATTTGTGCTACTGTCCTCGCCATTATTTTATATTATAAAGTTTGAGCTAAAATTACATCCCCTAATGAAAATGACAATGGACTGCCTGTTGTTGGAGTTAGTTTTGAGTTATAAGGAGGAGATATTAATTGGGTGAAATCTTTGCCCAAAATATATGTATATCCACCTTTAGTTATTGATATAATAGGCCAATTAAAGAAAGGATCCTGCATATATGATAAATCACCTGGAGAAAACGAATCAGTACCTGTTATCTTTACAATACAACCACTACCTATACTAGGATATACCGCTTGTGTAGCTACGCCTAAAGCAGCACTATACCCTGTTCCTGTATCCCCGCCATTTGATAATCCAGTAATACCACCTGAACCATTTATTGTTGTTACAAAAAATTGAGCATTACCACTACCTCCGCTAATCAATATTGAATCACCTACAGCATATCCTGACCCTGCGGTAGTTATAACTATTTTAGATGTTATCAATGCGGCAGAAGCACCTACTGTTAGTATAGCATGTGGAGGTGGTTTTGTACCTGCTGCTCCTGCTGCTCCTGTTGCTCCTGTTGGCCCAGCAGGGCCTGTTGCTCCTGTTGGCCCTGCTGGGCCTGTAGTTCCAGCAGGGCCTGCTGCGCCTTGAGATGCCAATAATGCCCAATGGGTAGAATCCAAATTTGGAGTTGTAGTCCCACTTGTAACTAAAATACAAAAATATGACGCTCCACTATATCCTACTGCATCATTTACCGAATAAGAAGTACCTGAAACCCAAGCACTTTTCCAAGTTAAACCTGCTGGCCCAATTGGCCCAGCTAAACCCTGAACACCCTGAGGCCCTGTAGAACCTGTTGGGCCTGATGGGCCTTGAGGGCCTACTGAACCTGCTGGCCCTGTAGAACCTTGAGGGCCTTGAGGCCCTGATGGAAGTTGGTCTTTTGAAAATTTGCTATCAACTAAAGATGTCCCATTATTTACAACACCTATTAAATAATCATTATTACCCATTGGAGATGGGGAAACAGGTAATTCACTAAGTTTTACTTGTGCCATTTGTTATTTTTTATAAAATTAAGAAATTATTATTTTCAGTTATTAAATTGTCCCCATATTCATCAAGAACATATTGAGCAGTATTACCATCATCAATCAATAAAATGTTACCGTTTTCATCAATTAATTCAGTTCCTGTTTCATTAATAACTATATCATACAATAATACATCTTGATTGTAATTGCTTATAGTTTCTTGAATATAAAAAGGACTATTAGGGTCATAAGGGCTGCCGCTAACATCTATAAATGTATTTTTAAAATCCAAAATATAAACATAAACACCTGTATGGCTTCTGTCCTGCTGCTCTCCCGAATCTATAAATGCACCACAGTTTGTTGGAGTAAAAGATTTTAGCCAAGTCTTTACCAATGCCCTGTATTCAAATATACTCAAATTTTGGTCAAGTGTACCATCAGTAGCATCAAATTCCTGCGCTACTATGTGAACCCTCCAAGTCTGTTCAGTTTCACTTACGCCACTCATCAATGGTCTAGGCTCACTATTAAGCACCTCTAAGAAAAAAGCAGGCTTCTGAAACAAATAACCGCTACCATCTTTCTCCCTTTTTATCTGTTCATTAAATACAGCTACTTGTTGAAATAAGTAATTCTGACGAGGCATCTTTACAGCACCCCAATTATAAGGTATTGCACTTGCTCTGTCAAGTATGGATTGTACGGCTTTCCTTAATCTATCCATTACCCTATTTTAAATATTCTACCTGTTACTTGTGCCAATGTCAATAACTGAGCTTTTGTTAACTCTGGTGTCTGCTTAATAAAAGGTCGTGCAGGAACATTTGAACCGTTACCACTATTCATAGTGTCTGCATATGACATATCGTTGTCTAATACGCCCTTATTGGGAGTAACTGATACAATCCTATTGTTTTTCTTTAGCCTGCCTGTAACACCTGTTAAAATGGGGGAAACACGCATTGCACTACTCGCCTTTCTGTACGCTTGTGTCCCTTCTATTCTCCTATCAACTTCTTTCCACTTTTTACCATCAATACCTTCATTATCAAAACTTTCATCAAAAGTCTTTTTGGCTTCTTGCATCATTATCTGTACCGCCTCCTGTCTTATCTGCGGGAGTATAGAAATAATCTTATCAAAACCAAATTTACTCATTAAAACACCTCTTTTTCAAACATGAATACCTGAAACTTATCATCCTCAACTATCAATGCCAATTTATCAACCAATGTCCGATATTCAGCAACACTTTTGTACTGTATATTTACCATCTTCATCAATTGCTTATAGGTTGATGAATCAATACCCATAACCTCTTTAGCATTACTATCATAATTTTCATACAATGCTACTTCAATGCCGTATGATTTATAAATAGTATCAGGCAACCCATTGAATTTAGGAGTAACACTAACTGATGGTATAGTATAAGCTACACCCCAATCATTAAGAAATACCTGCAACATATTTGCATGTTCAAGTTCATCCTGCGCTTCCTTTTCATAAAACTTAGCAGCTTTCGTATATCCTATATTCTCACACCAATTAGAAGCATTGCGATAAAAAAAATGCGCCTCATATTCATTAGCTAAACGCTCAAGGATTATCCCCTTTATTTTTTCTGAAATTGGACTATATAGTTCCATCTAATATGTTTTTTGCTGTTTTAGTTGTATGTTTAGGCTTATCCATTCTTTTCATGCTTTCCTCCTTCAATGGCGGCTTGCCTTTTGCCAATTCTTTCTTATCCTTTATCACATTATTATCAGGCTCTATTGGCGCATCAATACACGGCACACCTGTTATCTTAGTAAAGTAATCAGCATCCATTTTCAAACCTCCCTGCGCCATAGTCAATGCCAATGTTGCCACTATCTGATTCTTAGTAGCTTCCATTGCCGTAACTTCTCTTTCCTCGCTATCATTAAGGAATTTAAATTTAAATCCATAAGGGATAGGGATACCCAAAGTCCTCAATGCAGGGATAACCTTGTCATTAACCACCGGCTCAATAAAAGCTGCATCCTGACTTTGACAATCCCTCAATGCCCTTGCCACAGGTGAAGCAGCACTATAATCATCTGTACGGCTACCCACAGCCTGCAACTGCTGCGCACCCAACCTACCAGGAACACTATCCACGCCATCACTATGCCCAAGCAGTACTTTACTTATCTTTTTTTCATTCCTTGCCTCAAAGTCATTATACGATTTGTACCCATTACCCCTAGCCCCATCAGACAAGAACTCAAGTTCATCCATCATATCTGTTATGATGTAACCTGCGCTGCCCATCTTCTGCATCGCTTCTTCCTTCAATCTTCGCTCTTCGCTATCTGTGGCACTAGCTGTTTTCAGCCACCTATAAGGCTGCGCAAACATTTCTATAAAATCTGCGTTCCAAGCAAGGTTATTTCTAAGTAGTATTTCAGTTTTGGCAATGTTGTATAACAAGCCGTATCCGCAAGTGCTGATGCCGTTAGTAGGTAATGTCGGAACCCATATATGCCAGTCCTTATAAGGTCGTTCTTCAAAATCGTATCCTAGTGGGTTATTTAAAAATGGGGCTACACTTGTTCTTTCAGGGCTTATATGCGTTCTCCTGATAATAGACGGGAATTTAGGTACACCATCCTCAATATCACCAATTGAAATAAGGTTATACCCATAAAATTGAGCATCAAGAATATAGTTAATCATATTCTGTGCAAACCATGTTTTTTCAAAATATGATGTCCACTTTTTATTCTCTACACCATTAGCATCAACAATGCTGTACTTCCTAAGCATTGTAAGTGTTCTTCTCCTATTTAAACAAGCTGATACCTGCTCACTTAGCACCGTATCTTCATAAATAGCCTGCATCTTGCTTCTATACGGCCACCAAGACTGCTCTGCTTCTTTTATCGCTTCTCGCCAATCACTTAAATCTCTTGCAAGACGTTCAAGCTGATTAGGGAATATTTCATTGTTAAGATTTTTTCTAAGACTTTCCGACCCTCCAGCAGTACGGACTGCCGAGGCGCTTGACATTTTACTTTTTTTGGGAGCAATTTCCCAACCCATAAAGTTACTTATTTTATCTAATGCTCCCATCTAGTAATGATTTTGATTTTTGACATTGCCGCCATATGATGTCATTTTACCCCGGTATGGGTTCAATAACTGCATATCAGCAGTTATAATACCCCTACCCATTTGTTCTATAATAGCACATGCCATTTTGTAATTGTCATTCCATACATCAGGTATATTATTAGGGGCAAGCAATGGGGCAAGAAGATAAATAACAACATACTTCATACACAGCATTATCTGAGGGTCTCTGTTATCTCCTTTTACCCAATAATATAAATTGGTAGGCGATATATTTGCGGGAATAACATATACAGTAGGTGATGCCCAATATTTATGCGTAGCATTATCTGCGCTATCGGGAAACACATTGCTGTAAGGTATGTTTTCATATGTATAATAAGTTATAAGGTCGACAGGGGATATATCTTCACTTGATTTCGCACATACGTAAGTATTGTTTTTCCAAAAAATTACATCCCCTACTTTATAATTTCCATAAAGACTAAATATGGGTTTTAATGGCTCTGCTAATGTAGCAGGATATGTGCAGGTTCTAGGGAAAGCAGCATAAAACATATCATATTGATTTCCCAATACATCCCATTTGGAATAATCAAAAATAGCACCCTGAATATTAGCCTTACAAATATAACAAACACCTTGATAGGTTACTAGTGCATTTGTTAAATATGATTTATTTGGTATCCATAATGGATAGTCAAGATAAACCCTATCCCTTGCAGCATATGTTTTTGTATAATCCCAAACAGAAGTATTCGTAAATTCAGATGAAACATCGTATTTCTGCTGCAATTTACCTTTAATCAATGCTAATGCTTCCATTTCGCACGTCAAACGCTTGCTATCATCAGTCTGTGTCAACTGATTTAAATAAACAGGCTGAATATACGATTTGTAGTCGTTAAGGATTAAGTACATAATATATTTTTACAATCTACCCAACAAAATTAAATTAAATTTGGCAAATCAAGAAATATTTTTTATGCAACAAATTTATTTATACATATTTTTTACTACTCTTGCTCCAATAGTGGGGGCTGATGACCTGCCGCCATTCATAAAAAGATTAAATTTATCAGGAAATGCACCTGTGATAAAATAATCGCAGCAATCGCTCATATGCCCGTATTTTTCACTTGTTATGCCTGTAATTGGGTCGATTGCCTTAGTTTTCTGTTTAGTTCCATCACTTTCCTCTTTAATATACAGAAAGTCATTAATGGTATTAGTGCATTTTTTATCTATGCTTATCTCCAACCCATCTATGATATTGGCAAACAGGGCGTTCATAAAGTCAATTCTTTTTGCTACACTTGGGGCTTTGGTATAAATCCTTAGTGATGGCTTAAAGTTGCCCAATTCCTCCCTGATAATCACATAATCATTAAACCCTCTTTCACTTCTTGTATCTTCTTTCATACCATTGGGGTCTCCATATACATAACAAGTCGACTGATGGTTATGATATTTTGTTCTTATCTGCCTGCAAACACCCTTTGTGCTGTTATTGGGGCTTCGCATACAAATCTCATCTATCTGATAAACCTTAAAATATTTCTTTTCCCCTATTGTTTCGCTATATATCTGATAAACAACACAAGACATATAGGGGTTTACGTTAAAGTCAAAAGAAAAATGCAGCGGTACATCAGGGTTATATTCATGCTGCCCCACATTACCTGTTGGGTCAAACATTTTATAACACTCACCTCCTGCCTGCACAGGTTGTGGGTCTTGCTGATAAAGGCTTTGGAATGTTCTTAGTGAGGTGCTTTTAATTTCAAGCAATCGTTTAAGGCTATGTTTAGCACCCCATAATGGTTCGCCTATCTTTCTTGGGTCATAGGCATTATCATTATTTTCCTTAATAGCAGGGAGGCATATTACAGTCCAATACTCCACATTTTCATCACCCCTTGCAATAGCTTCGTGCATTTGCTTCAATAGCCTGCCTGCCAAGTCCATATCATCCCACCTTGTCTGTATAAGCAATACCCCGCTATCATTATGCAAACGGGTCTTTAGTACGTCTGTGTACCAATCCCAAACCTTCTGACTAATCAAGGCACTCTTAGCTTCCTCCCTATCTTTATGCGGGTCATCAATAATGGCTATATCGGCAGGCGTACCTGTAAGCGAACCACCCACACCCACAGTCTTTAAATATCCCTTATGGTCTATTATATCAAACCTTTCAGCATTTCGGATATACTTGCCATTAGCCCCCGCATTTTGCAGCTTAGTATCAGGAAACAACTCTGCATATTGCTCATCATCTATATATTTCTGTACATCTCTGTTCATGCTCTCTGCCAATGAAGCAGAATAAGATGCCAATACAATCTTTTTATCAGGGTCTCTGCCAAATGCCCATGCAGGAAATAACCTGGATGTAAACTCAGATTTACCGTGCTGGGGAGGCATAAATACCATCACCCGTTTCAAATCCCCTTTTGCAAACTTATCCAAAGTATCTGCCAACACCTTATGATGCCAATTCCATTTATACACAGGCTGCATCACAGAAGCAAACTTCAACAACTCCCTGCGAGCCATTTCATCCCTAGCAGCCTTCAATACCGCTAAATCTATTTCTTGAGCCATTCAGATACCTTTTTATAATCCCGCTCCGTTAACCGAACACAGAAATAACGCCTCACCCCAACACCCACCCTCACATCCTCAACCCACACCCTCTTAGGCTTCACCTTAGCCTCAGATAACAAATCCTTAATAGCAGCAATCTCCCCATCACTACTCCCCAAATTAACCTCAATAGGTAATATCATTCCCAATCCAATTTTTCACCAGTTACAGGATGCCTGTCCCGACCATCAATCAACCCATCCACATACGCATACAACAAAATAGACCTGTCCATACAAAATGACATCCAAGCACTAAGCATCCCTTCCATTATCCCCAAATTTAAACCAACCCAACCAATGAATAAATATATGCACCCAATACACAGTAAATATACTGCCACATATACACAACAAAAATAATAACCAATCACAAAATAAAGTAGCCATGAAGCAAATATAAGCATATTATACTATGACTATGTATAATTTATATTGTAATGCGTTTCTAAATCCTCATAGGGTTTTCGGAGAGGTGATTAAGG